CATATTCTTCATGTTCTCTATTTCAGCCATGTATTGTTCCCGTTCTAGTTTGGCTTGTTCACTGGCACGTTGTGCTTCCATATTACGCCTGTGTTCTATTTCAGCCATTCTCATGGCTTCTTCTCTTCTGGCCTTTTGACGTAATTTAATAACTTGTTTTGCAAGCCTTATATTTTCTATTTCCTCAATATCAATTTTATCTTCAATAGAAATAGAGCCTGTTTGCAATGCATCTGCCAGACTTTGCATTAGCTCTCTACGTTCTTCATCTGTTGGTTTGAGGTCTACATTTACTATAAATTGGTAGTTTTTAATATTAGCTACCTCTCGTATCATATCAGTGGTATATTCACCTAAAATATTTTCTATAATAGGCTTAGTTTCCCCCATCATTGATGCTGCATGTAATCTTGCCAATATTGCCTCTGAGGCTCTTTTTTGTATGCTCAATAGCCCATTAAATATATTGTTCACGACCCTCTGACTTGCGGCTAATGTGCCTTGATATACGTCTGCTGATGTCCTACTGGGAGGTGCTGCTCCTGCTGCCTGTGGATTAATCCCCGTCACAGCATACAATCTATTCATGTGGTGATTGTATATATTTATAAGATTAACCAAGTCTTGCCCAGTAGAATCAGGCAGTTGTGAAATTATGCTATGAATATTTCCTGTGTCATCAACCAGAGAACGCCCAGAATATAATAAATTTCCATCTTCGTTAAATATTCTAACACGTTCTAAAACCGACAATTTAGCACCATCCCCTAAGTCTAAGTCATCTAATCCATCAATGTTTATAGCATATCCGTGAGGTCTTATTTTTACTGTTAATTGCCTTAGTTTTATTTGAGTTATATATAAGTCATCGCATATTTCGGCTATCTTTTCTCCGATAGCCTCTGATGACAGTTGATACATGATAAATGGTGGAACAGCCTTTCTCTTATTTCGAGGGTCTCTCACCATATTATCCATTACGCGATATTTGACTAGGACATCTGTCCCTGGGACATAATACCCCTCATACCATACTTCATAAGGAATGCGTACAACCTCCGATTTCATATTAGCTGGGGGCTCCCAATAATCGTCTTTGTCTATGTATTTATATCCACCATATTTATTATATTTCTTTTTCTTTATGTCATACCTATTTGTTTTAAAACAAAAATAAAAAACATCTACAGATACATTCCGTTCTTCATCTGTCATACTTTCCCATTGTGGGATAGTATAGCCCTCACGACCTAATAAGTTTTTTAATTGTTCTCGTGTTAATTCATCACCCGCGATACGTTCGAACTCATGTAATGGAAGTCTCATGTATTGGCCAAAATACCAAGCTTTTTCGTAGTTCCTTGTTTGCTCTACATTTCGGCTATACATGAAAGTTGTGGGGTCAACATATTGAAATCTAACAGCTGTTTGAGGGTCTGCAATAACTTTAGCAGCCCCAATTCTGAATAATGCCAAATCCTCCGCGATATGATTAAATGTTTCCCTCCATTCCCCAAAATCAAACACTTTTTGTATTCCCAGTTCAGCGGCAAGCTCTGTAGCTTGTTTGTATTCTAATTCCATGAAAATATTTAGTTCTTCCATAGAATTAGGAACAAAACCAGAGGGTCTTAAATCAACACCTAAATTTTGATATATAGCTTCTGCTTCGGCCTTAGTGGCCATAGCTTTTAATTTTTCACGTCTAAACCTACTTCTCTTTCCTTGTGAATGTGCATCAACACCTTTTACAGATACCCTATATTTATCATATGAGAAACCCTCTACTACAGAGTTTATCATTTTAGGTACTTCGGAGTTGTATTTCCAATTTATTCTAAGTGTTGATAGGTCTTTGGAGCTTTCGAACATTTCTTTTAAGTGAGACACGTCAACAGTGCCATCCATGTGCGAACGAAGCTTAAGCATTCTGGCACGGCGCTCCTGAATGTAATCTATTGACCACTCACCCTCAATGAATCGAGCCATCTGCAAGCCGTATTCCTTAGAGTCCTTTTCTTTGTTGCTTGCCGTTATGTCTGGTGCGAAATAATTCATAACAATATTTTTTGCAATATACAAATTTTAAATAAATTTTGCAACTTTAAACGAAATCATAAAAGTCTTTAGCGTTAAATGACGTATTAAGCTTTCTTTTGTTATTAGTTTTAATCATATATTTTTGCGCTCCGTACAGAGCTAGGCCTGATGCAACCGATAGGTCAAATTTTGTCCTGTCGTGAACATCGAATTTTATCCAATCATACAACAAATCATTAAATGGGCAATTACCTATTTCACCTATCTGTCTATACTCATCGGTTGTTGCGTATCCAATATGATTTTCTATATATGACTCTAAAAATGTAGCTTGATTCCCAAGTAATTTTAAATCATTTGAGGGTATTCCTCCATACATCATTTCGTCCTGAGTGAGTTTTTTCTTATCTGGGCGTCTCATAGAATACAATGTCAATCCTCTTTGATATAATACTATTAGAAGCTCTGGTATATTATTCTCAATTAACGCCTGCATGCTACAGTATTTGAGAGCCATAATAACATCTTCAAAGAATATATCTTTTGTTTGAGGTCTGGCATTATATACTAAGAAAAATTCATCGTTAGGTAGTTCATCGTATGGGTTCGGTATTATATATCCTACGATAGCTCCTTTAGAGCCTCTTTTATCAACTGTATGATGCACTTTGTATGGGTCAACTCCAATACATCCAAGATTTTGAAACTTTGGAGCTCTTTTGCCATATTTCATAACATATTGATTGGCAAATGGATAATCAATAAGCCATTTAGCCACCTTAAATCTTCCATTAGGCTGTTCTATGAATTCAACATCACCATCTGGGTCATTATTCTTATATCTGAAATTACCTTGTAAATAACCCCTATCTCCAGTAGATAGATATACTTCGTTATTATAATCTATTTGGTCTTGTATTTTAATGATATTAAACATAGAGTCTTTTGACGCCACTCTAAACATATCTTCTTCTGTTATAGGGTCTTTACGCATTTCATCATTGAGAGCTGCTGGGTCATCTTTATATTGTGACCATTCGCTTTCAAGGAATTCTCTAACTCCCATGGTTATAGTTTCTCCATTTACACCTTCTATTGGTTCTTCTGGTGTTTCAGATATGCAATTACCGTACTTATCAATGAATCCCCCAAAGTTGTCTAATGAAGATATGAAAATCTTGTATAGACCTGATTTTGTTCTTTGCGTCTTTGGGTTCCTTGTACTTAAGTCAGAATCATAATAAAGTTTTTTAAACCTATCACCATTTCTTGCATTGTCATCTTCCGCATCATTACCTGTCACACCTTCTACTGTAGATAATACAAATGCTTTACCCCTTACTATACCACCAGATAAGAGGGTCTTCCTAACCTTACTCCAGTGCGATAGTATATTAAGACCCTCTGGCCACTTAGAAAATTCGTCAGCAACATAGAATGACAAAGCCATACTATCATAACTATTCTCTGCCGTTGACTCATAATCGAGGGTCGTATTCAAATCCTCATATTTAACCTCTTTATGCTGAGACTTTTTAGTAGTTTTCTTTGAAGGCGTCTTAAATTGTAGTTTTTTAAAACCCTCACCTGTATTGAGCGGTTTAAAGAAAAATGGCATCTCTTTAAACATTGTTGATATTTTCTCAAATGCACGAGATGCGTCCGTATTTTTCTTTGATGTTAGCCCAAGATGAGCATTTCTCATTCCTATGCCTTTTGTTAGCAAAAATGCAGCAGCCACGTGTGTAGCACCAGTACGCCTTGTTTTACCTAATATTACACCCAGACTCCTATTATCTACCCATGCTGCTTCTAACCAATAAAATAAGTCTCTGTGTGCTTTTCTGAAGTGGAAGTAAGACCCTTGCTCTGCATCAGCCTTAAAATGCGTTAACAGCATATAATGCGCACCAGTAATATATTCTGGCTTCCCATTGTTCATAAACCAATATCCTTCATCTCTACGCCTAAATTCTTCTTCTATTANATCTGCATATGCTGTGGCTGTATCTTTGTTAAGGTCTTTGGGTAGTTGTGGTCTTTCCCAATATTGCAGGTGAGGTTTTTTTCTGTAATTTGGAAAGTGAGTTTTTTTAGGTGCCTTAGGCAATGCTATTCTTAGCCCATAACACTCTATTATTTCACCGACAGTCCCATCATAGCTTATGACTATAGCGTCTAGTTTTTTATTATAGCCAGGCTGTATTTTTCTATTTCTCTTTGGATATAAGCCATCGTATGCATGTGCCTCTGCCA